AAAATCACGGTGGACGGTGCCCTGAAAACCATCACCGGGCTTGATTTCTCTGGCGCGGCAGATTTATCAGCAGTCGCCGCCGCGGTCACTGCAAAACTGACTGGCGCAACAGTGGCGTGGAATCAGTCCACCGGGAAATTCACAGTTACGTCTGCCAGTACCGGCGCTAGCTCTACCATCGGTGTCGCGCAGGCCGTCGTGAGCCAAACCGATCTAGGGATCCTTCTTGGGATGGATACGGCACATAAGCCTGTGCTGAAGAACGGAACTGCAGCAACCACTGCGGTCACCTCCCCCACCGGATTTAAAGCGCTACTCACAGCCTCCCAAAAACTCGGCGTAAAGCCCCGCATTCTCGGTGCGCCGGGTCTGGATACTCAGGCTGTAGCCGCAGAAGTTAT